CTTGCACCTGGTCTGCATTAGCGGCAGCTCTCCGATATGAGAGCATTATGCCTATGGAAATTTCCTGCTATTACCTCATCGAAGCAGCAAAGAAAATAGGATGTTGGCAGGAGAACGATGCTTATGTTCCGAGTCCTGGAGATGCGATTTTGTATGACTGGCAGGATAACGGAATCAGCGACAACACAGGCAATCCGGATCATGTCGGTACCGTAATCGAGGTATATAAGGAATCTGGTTATATGGTTATCGAAGAGGGTAACTACAGTAATGCGGTCAAGAAGAGAACCCTGTCTATTAACGGAAAATTTATCCGCGGCTTCATCACACCAAAGTACGACGACAATACAGTTGCCGCTCCTGGATTAAGCAAGGGTAAAGACATCAAAACCATCGCTCATGAGGTTATCGTTGGACTGTGGGAAAGCGGCGAGAATCGTAAGAAACTGCTTACTGAGTACGGATACAACTACTCAGAAGTTCAGAACATGGTAAACCAGATTCTGAATGGATCAGCGGTAACGCCGTCCAATACCAAGCAGGATCAGAACCAGTCCGTTTCGAAGAAAGTGGTGGCTACATGTTCTGCCAAGCAGTTTAACAAGGCCGATGCTGGTGAATACAAAACAACGGCAGTTCTTTATTGCCGTAATGATGCCGGAACCAATAAGAAAGCTCTTTGTAAAATCCCGGCTGGCACTAAGGTTAAATGCTATGGCTACTACACAATGGTAAACGGAGTTAAGTGGCTGTACATCCAGTTTGTACTTGACGGTGTGCAGTATACAGGCTTCTCGTCCAGTGCTTACTTAGCAAAGTAGGAGATTCATATGATCACGTTCAGACAAAAGGGTGATTTTTCTAAGCTGACTCGGTTCTTAGAGAGAGCAAAGGAATCGGTTCGTCTCGGTGACCTCGATAAGTATGGTCGAGAGGGCGTAGCCGCCCTTGCGTCTGCAACACCAGTTGATACAGGACGGACAGCAAATTCGTGGCATTACAAGATCGAGCAGAAGCAAGGTTCCGTATCGATCAGCTTTTACAACACAAATATTCAAAATGGAGTCCCTATTGCAGTTATTTTGCAGTACGGACATGCAACAAGAAACGGCGGCTGGGTACAGGGGCGAGACTACATCAATCCTGCTATCCAGCCTATTTTTGACAAAATTGCAGATGCGGCATGGAAGGAGGTTACTAAGCTATGAGTACAACTGTTGACGAACGTGTCGTCGAAATGCGGTTTGATAACAAACAGTTTGAACAGAATATTCAGACCAGTTTATCAAGCCTCGATAAGTTGAAGAAGAGCCTTAACCTCGAAGGGGCGGCGAAAGGCTTAGAAACCGTAAACGATGCCGCAAATAAATGCAGTGGGAATATGTCACCGCTGAGTAATGCAGTTGAGACTGTGCGAGTGCGATTTTCGGCATTGGAAGTGATGGCGATTACAGCTTTGCAGAACATTACCAACTCTGCACTTGCTGCTGGAAAAAATCTTGTCTCCGCTTTTACCATCGATCCGATTAAAACCGGTTTTGAGGAGTATGAGACCCAGATCAATGCCGTTCAGACAATCCTTGCAAATACCTCTTCAAAAGGCACAACTCTTGATCAGGTAAACAATGCGTTGGATGAACTAAACCATTATGCAGATATGACCATTTACAATTTTACGGAAATGACCCGTAACATTGGTACGTTCACTGCGGCTGGCGTAGATTTGGACACATCTGTAGCCGCTATCAAGGGTATTGCGAACCTTGCAGCCGTATCAGGTTCCAACTCTCAGCAGGCAAGTACCGCTATGTATCAGCTTTCACAAGCATTAGCGGCAGGAACAGTAAAATTACAGGACTGGAACTCAGTAGTAAACGCTGGTATGGGTGGTCAGGTATTCCAGGATGCGCTGAAAGAAACGGCTAAAGTTCATGGAATTGCCATTGATGAGATGATCAAAGATGAGGGCTCATTCAGAGAGACCCTTAGTAAAGGATGGCTTACCTCTGACATCTTGACTGAAACTTTGGCAAAATTTACAGGCGATCTCAACGAAGATCAGCTTCGAACCATGGGATACACCGATGATCAGATCAAATCCATCATGGAGATGGGTAAGACCGCGAATGATGCTGCGACAAAAGTAAAAACTTTTACCCAGTTATTCGACACATTGAAAGAGGCTGCCCAGTCCGGATGGACACAAAGCTGGGAAATTATCGTCGGCGACTTTGAAGAGGCGAAGGAATTACTTACGGAAGTGAGTGATACGTTCAGTGCCGTAATCAATGCTTCTGCCGATGCAAGAAATAAAATGCTTCAGGATTGGAAAGACCTTGGTGGTCGAACCATGATGATCGAAGCAGTAAAGAATGTTTTCGAGGGACTGGTTAGCGTTGCTAAGCCTGTTCGGGAGGCATTTAACGAAATCTTTCCGCCAATGACTGGAAAACAGTTAGCCGAAATCACAGAACGTATCCGTGATCTGACAGCAAAATTCAAAATGGGGGAAGAGAGTTCAAAGAATCTAAAGAATACGTTTAAGGGCGTATTTGCAGTGCTTGATATCGTCGGACAAGCTTTCAAAGCTGTTGCTGGTGGTGTTGGCGAATTGATTGGTCTTTTCTTACCGGCTGGAAACGGGGTGTTATCACTTACCGGAAGCTTCGGTGAGTATCTCGTTAAGCTTGATGAAACTGTAAAGAAGACAGATATCTTTGGTAAAGCAGTTTCGACTGTTGTTGATATCGTAAAGACAGTTATTACGTTTGTTAAAACTGCCGGAGAAAAAGTAAAAGAATTTGGAAAAGCCGCAGGGGAGAAGTTCGATTTCCCTGGATTTGAATTATTCCACTCATTCCTTGAACGAGTACATGATCGCATGGCTCAGATTGGTGATGGTGCTGGAAAAATGAAGAGCGGAGTCATTGTTGCTTTTGAGATGATGGGAGAAGCACTGGAAAAATGTAAATTTCTCAAAGTCATGGAAGCATTGTGGACAGCTGTAAAGGTAATTGCTGGCGGTATTGCCGATGCAGTCGGGACTATGATGGGAACACTTGCCGAGAAACTTGGAAATGCAGATTTCAGCGGAGTTCTTGACATTCTTAACAGCATTGCTGTCGGTGGAATTGCTTTATCAGTTTCTAAATTCTTAAAGAGTGTAACCGAACCTCTTGAGGGGTTAAATGGCGTTCTCGAAGGAGTAACTGGAATTCTTGACGGGGTCAGAGGCTGCTTTGAGGCATATCAGACAAATCTTAAAGCTGGAACGCTACTTAAAATTGGTGCAGCAATCGCTTTGCTTGCAGGTTCTATCGTTGCAATTTCCCTGATCGATAGTGATAAACTGTCAGCTTCTCTTGGAGCAATTACTGTACTCTTTGCTAATTTACTTGGAGCGATGGCGATTTTCAATAAAATCAGTAGTGATACTGGAAAAGTATCCAAAGCATGCACAGCGATGATTGCCATGTCAGTTGCGGTATCTATTCTGGCAGGAGCTTTGAAGAAAGTTTCAGACCTTGATTGGGGCGAACTTGCGAGAGGCTTGGTTGGAATTGCTGGTCTTACGGCTATTGTTGTTGCATCATCCAAAGCCATGGCAAGTGGTCAGAAGCAGGTTATGAAAGGTGCCACCAGCTTAATCATATTTGGAGTGGCTATCAAAATCCTGGCGTCGGCATGTAAGGATTTATCAAGATTACAATGGGATGAACTCGGACGTGGATTAACAGGAGTAGGAGTATTATTTGCTGAGATTGCTGTATTCCTTAGAGTTGCAAAATTCAACGGGAAAATGATCAGCACTGCAACTGGAATCGTTATTCTGTCGGCAGCAATGAAGGTTTTGGCGTCCGCTTGCAAAGACTTTGGTCAGATGGAGTGGAGCGAGATTGGAAAAGGATTAGCTGGAATCGGTGGATTACTTGCCGAACTTGCTGTCTTTACGAATTTGGCTGGAAATGCAAAACACGTAATGTCTACTGGCGTAGCCTTAATTGCTATTGGCGCTGCAATGAAAATCTTTGCTTCCGCTGTAAAAGATTTTGGTCAATTACAGTGGGATGAAATCGGCAGAGGTTTAACTGCTATGGGCGGCGCACTTGCAGAGGTAGCTATTGCTGTTAATCTGATGCCGAAGAACATGATCGGTATTGGAACTGGGCTCGTTATCGTCGGCGGCGCACTTGAAATCATTGCAAACTGTATGAGTAAATTCGGAGGTATGCAGTGGGAAGAGATCGGTAGAGGTCTTACCGTCATGGGTGGGGCTTTAGCTGAGTTGGCTATCAGTCTCAATTTCATGAAAGGTACGCTTGGTGGATCAGCAGCATTGTTGGTTGCGTCCGGAGCCTTAGCTGTTCTTGCGCCGGTACTCAGTATTTTGGGAGCGTTATCGTGGGAAGCGATTGCGAAAGGACTTATTTCTATTGCCGGAGCATTCACAATTATCGGCGTAGCAGGCGCGGTACTTACACCATTGGTTCCGACTATTCTGGCATTATCGGGAGCGTTTGCATTGATCGGTGTTGGGGTTCTTACAATCGGAGCTGGTTTACTTGCAGCTGGCACAGGACTTTCGGCACTTGCTATCGGATTCACAGCGCTGGCAACTGCTGGTGCCGCTGGAGCGACTGCAATCGTAGCAGCACTGACAGTTATCGTTACTGGTATCGCTGGCTTAATTCCGGCTGTTCTTACAAAAGTCGGAGAAGGAATTATCGCAATCTGCAAAGTTATTGCTGCCGGAGCACCAGCTATTGGTGAAGCTGTAAAGGCAGTTGTCTTAACGCTGATCGATGTTTTCGTATCCTGTGTACCGCAGCTGGCAGACGGAGCTTTACAATTAGTGGTTGGTGTATTAGAAGCACTTGTTACTTACACGCCTCAAATCGTAGATCTAGCCTTCAAGTTTCTTATTGGAATTTTAGAGGGTATTGCTAGTAATCTGCCATCACTGATTAAAGCTGGAATCGATGTCCTTATGGCATTCTTTGCTGGTATTGTCGATGCGTTAAGCGGAATCGATACTGGGGCTTTACTGAAAGGAATTACTGGAATCGGTCTGTTATCGGCTATTATGCTTGCTCTTAGTGCAACAGCGGCGCTTGTTCCTGGTGCCATGGTTGGAATTCTTGGAATGGGAGCAGTTGTCGCTGAAATGGCATTGGTGTTTGCAGCTGTCGGGCTCTTGTCGAAACTTCCGGGACTTTCTTGGCTTATTGGAGAAGGTGGAAAGCTTTTACAGGGTATCGGAACAGCAATCGGTCAGTTCGTTGGTGGAATCGTCGGCGGATTTATGAGCGGTGTGTCGAGTCAGTTCCCGCAAATTGGAGCTGATTTATCCGCTTTTATGAATAATGTTCAGCCGTTCTTACAAGGAGCTAGTCAGATTCAGCCATCTATGATGGACGGGGTAAAGGCATTAGCCGAGACAGTGCTTATTTTGACGGCGGCTGATATTTTACAGGGATTGACTTCTTGGCTTACAGGAGGTTCGTCTTTGTCTAAGTTCGGAGAGGAACTTGTACCGTTTGGCGAGGCTATGCGAGATTTCTCGCTGGCTATCGGAAACATGGACGGAGAAATCGTGGCAAATGCAGCAACAGCTGGTAAAGCATTAGCTGAAATGGCAGCCACAATTCCAAATACTGGCGGATTAGTGTCGTTCTTCGCAGGAGAAAACGATATGACTGCCTTTGGAAAGCAGCTTGTACCATTCGGCGAAGCTATGAAACAGTTCGGGGACGCAATTACTGGACTCGACTCAAATGCCGTTACAGAAGCGGCGATCGCAGGTAAGGCCATGGCAGAGATGGCAACAACCATTCCAAATTCTGGTGGCGTTGTAGGATTCTTTGCTGGCGAAAACGACATGGGCGAGTTCGGAAAACAGCTCGTACCATTCGGCGAAGCCATGAAAGCATTTGGCGATGCAGTTCGTGGACTGGAAGCCGATG